GGCATCAATCATGCTGTCGCCATGGCAGCGCAGGCAGAAATCGCAGACGATACCCTCCGGCACATCCACATACTCCTGCACGTTCTGCTCTGCGGTGATAGGCTCACCGCAGGCAATATCCCCCACCAGCGGCCGCTTGACGGTTTTGGGGCGGGGTTCAAAGCCGGCGGGGATGGCATCATCTCGCTTTTTCTGCAAGATTAGGGCATCCTTAATATTGCCTGCTTGAGCAAGGAGATCTCCATCTATTTCATTTACAATATCTAAAGTTTTGTCATCTATTCTAACATTGCTTTTTCCCAGCAGATAATCAATAGAAGTATTATAGAAATTCGCAATGTTAATTAGCGTTTCGGAATTCGGTTCGCGTGTACCTTTTTCGTAATTCACATAAGTGGTATAGGGCATTTCCAGCGCACGCGCTGCATCTTTCATGCTTATCCCGCGTTCCTGCCGCAGTTCCTGCATTCGGTTCATTATACGAACCTCCTTTTACTCTATATGTATATTATAATACACAAAACGAGTAACAGGTCAACTACAAAGCGCAAAAAATACTCAAAATGGGCATGGTGCACAATTTGCATCAACTCATTTTGAGCATTTTTTGTCTTTACAAATACCCAAAACGGGTATATTATAATTGCAGTTACCCGAAATGAGTAACGCAAAATGAAAGGAGGTAATAGTAATGCCTTATCCCAACATAAATGCCGAGCGAAGCCGCATGGGGCTGACTATTGAAGAATTGGCTGAAAAACTTGGCGTAACTCGGAAGACTGTTTATAACTGGATGGCTCGCGGGAACATTCCCCAGTCAAAGCTTGAAGCTATGTCGAGTCTTTTCAATTGTTCTATTGACTATCTGCTCAAGAAAAATCCTTAAGCCCCCACCAGTCCCCTGCTTCGGACTTCCAAGAGGTTGACAAGGATAAATTTGCAAAAGGAGGTAACCCCATGACCCTCTACACCGCCGACCGCCTGGCCGAGATGCTGGGCGTGCAAAAATCCACCGTACAGCAGCTTGTGCGGGCCGGGGAGTTTGGGCCCACGGTCAACGTGGCACGCAAACACCTGGTGACCGAAGACGGCCTGGCCGAGTTCATTGCGCGCCGCACCGGCCCCGCGCACAGCGGCCTTGCCCCCGCACCGCAAACCAACTATCACCACCGGCACAGCGACCGCGACCCTGGGCCGATCTGAAAGGAGAACATCATGCCCCAAACAAAAACAGCCGCCCCGGTGCTGCAACACCGGAACGGCCAGACGAAAAATATCATCACCTGTATTTTACCCCACCTTGCCCGCGTTTGCAAGGTCTGCGCCAATTTTGCTTTGCTTGGCTGCGGGCTGGGCGCGCTGTGCGCCGTGGCCGCCCTGGCCCAGGGCGGAGGGGCGGCTGCAATGGCGGGGCTGGCAGCCTGCCTGCTGGGCGGCTGGGCCGCCATCACGCTGCGGGAGGTGGCGACATGCGCGGAATCGTGATTGACCCCGGCGCAAAGCCGGAACTTTACCGCCTGCCGGATACCCTGCAGGAGCTGCAGCGCTTTATGGGCGGGTACGCGCAGCGCTGCCCGATCAGCAACCGGTTTGCCGCGCTGTTTTATCTGCCGCAGGCCGGGCAAAACCTGCCGACCCGGCATTACCAAGGCCGCTGGTTTTATGGGCGGCTCTGCCTTGTGGGCTGGCGCAACGCCCGCATGACGGACCTTCCCATGCCGCTGGCCGAAGAACTTCTGCAAAAATTCACACCTGTGGAGGTAACGCTATGAACGAGTATGACGCCATCCGCGCTGCTTTTGCCCACAACCGCAAGGACGCCGAACTGCTGCTGCACGAAACCGTGCGCGGCATTCTGGCCGAGGCAACGAGCAACAAGGTCAAACAACTGGAAAAGATCAGCCTGTGCTACAACGCCGCGGACACCGGCGCCGCCCAGCGCAAAGCGTTGATTGACATGGAGGTAGAAGGTTGACAGACTACATGATTTGCCAGAACCAGGTTAACCACCTGCTGTACGCCTTAAAGCACGGCAGATTCTGGTTCTGGGACAAACACCAAAACAAATGGGTACCCAGCGATTGGGCCGCCCAGCAGTACGCCAAGGCCCAGACCAAAGAGCCTGACCTGACGCAGGAAGACTGGCTGGGGAGATGCTTCGGCATCCTGAAGGATGACTACGAGGTACCGGACGCTGTGGTAAAAGCCCTGCGCGCGCTGTCCAACAAGGAGGAACCACCATGCCAAGTGAACACGACTGCCCCGAATGCGGATGCTGCTGTGACTATGGCCGCCCCTGCTGCCACGTTGGCGGAGGAAACATCGACCACCCAGGCGGATGCAAACAGCTGCCCGCCGGGCCCCTGCTCCCCTGCGGATGCTTCCGGTGCAATGTCAAACCCGTCCGGTGCCGCAGCTGCCTGTTCGGCTCCGGCGTTTGATTACAGCGGGCTGGATGAGCAAACGGTCAACGACCTGCACCTTGCAGAACGAGAATGCGCAGCAGGGCGGAGGTTGGCAGAAGCTGGGCTGCGCCGCATGGCTGATGGGGTAGCAATCGCGCATGAGGCGCTTGTCCCAAATTGGGACAACTCAAAACATGGGAACCGCGGCGAGGATACCTTCCGCCGTTGGTGCGAGAGTATAGGCGTCAGCAAGTCCGCGGCCTACCGTCTGTTGCAAGTTACCGCTCTGTTTGATAACAGCAGTCCCGAACAGCAGAAAATCCTTGATTCGCTTTCCCCTTCTTTATTATATGCTGCCGCCAAGCCCACCGCCCCCGCCGATCTGGTGCAGGCCGTCAAATCCGGCGACATTACCACCCACAAGCAATACCAGGATTTGCTGAAAGAAAACCAGCAGCTGCGCGCCGACCGGGTGAACGCCCTCAATGCCGCTGCCGCCGCCGAAGCCGCCCGCGATGCCGCCCTGGCCGATGTTGACGGCCTGCATGAGCAGAACCGCCAGCTGCAAGCCGCCGCCACCGGTGCCCAGGAAAGCTACCGCACCGCCCACAAAAACGAAGATTCCGCCCTGCGCCGCGCCACCGAAGCCGAACAGCGGGCAAAGGAAGCGGAAAAGCAGCTGGCCGGTGCCCGCCAGGTTGCCGATGCCGCCCGGATGCGTGCCGACAAATACCAGCGGGAAGCCGAAGCCGCCAAAGCGCAGCCGGTGGCCGCCGCTGTGGACGAGGATGAGATCAACCGCCGTGCCCACCCCCTGGCCGATGAACTGACCGCCCCTTTGCGCAGCGAGCTGGAAGCCGCCAAAGCTGCCGCCGCCACACCGGAACAAATCGAGCTGGACACCCGCAACGCCTATGACAGCCTGCTGCTGGCCGGGCGCGCCATGCAGAACGCCTGGAAGTCCGTCAAGCCGCAGCTGGCCAAGCTGCCGCCGGACACCCGCGCCGGGGCCATCAACCAGCTGACCAACACCCTGACTGAAATTCAAACGGAGGCAATAAAATGTCTGTAAAAATTGCGGCTCTGGAAGCCGAAAACGTAAAACGCATCAAGGCGGTTGCCCTCACCCCCTCCCCCACCGGGCTGACCATTGTGGGCGGCAACAACAACCAGGGCAAAACCAGTGTGCTGGATGCCCTGGCCTGGGCCCTGGGCGGCAAGAAGTTCCGCCCTACCGCCGCTGTGCGGGACGGTGCCCTTGCCCCGCCCCACCTGAAAGTGATCCTGTCTAACGGCGTTGTGGTGGAGCGCAAGGGCAAAAACAGCAGCCTGACCGTGACGGACCCCACCGGCCAGCGCAGCGGCCAGCAGCTGCTGAACGCTTTTGTGGAGCCGCTGGCGCTGGACCTGCCCCGCTTTATGCAGGCCAGCGATAAAGACAAGGCCGACACCCTGCTGAACATCATCGGTGTGGGGGATGCTTTGACCGGCCTGGACCGGGAGATCAAAGCCCTGTACGACCGCCGCACCGTGATCGGCCAGATCGGCGCCCAGAAACGCCACGCCGCCGAAGAGCTGACCGAATACCCGGACGCCCCGTCCGAACCCGTTAGTGCCATTGAGCTGATCCAACAGCAGCAGGAGATTTTGCTCCATAACGCCGACAACCAGCGCCAGCGCGACCGCCTGACCGAGATTACCCACGCCAAGCGCCGCGCCATGGATGAGCTGACCCGCCTGGAGGAACAGCTCAAAAACCTGCAGGAGCGCCGCGGCCAGCTGGTAGAGGAATACAATGCCGCCTGCGTGCAGGAGGAAACCGCCACCAAGACCGTGGCCCAGCTGCAGGATGAATCCACTGCCGAGCTGGAGCAGAGCATCCGCAATGTGGAGGAGATCAACCGGCAGGTATCCGCCAACCTGGCAAAATCCAAGGCTCAGGACGAAGCCGAGCGCTATGCGCAGGAATACACTGCCCTGACGGAGAAGATCAAGGCCAAGCGCACTGCCCGCATGGACCTGCTGAACGGGGCAGACCTGCCCCTGATCGGCCTGGGCGTGGAGGACGGCAGCCTGACTTACAACGGCAAGCACTGGCAGGACATGAGCGGCAGCGACCAGCTGCGGGTTGCCACCGCCATTGTGCGCCGCCTGAACCCCGACTGCGGCTTTGTGCTGCTGGACAAGCTGGAACAGATGGACCTTGCCACCCTGGCGGAGTTCGGCAGCTGGCTGCAGGCCGAAGGATTACAGGCCATCGCCACCCGCGTTTCGACCGGCGGGGAGTGCCAGATCATCATTGAGGATGGCAGGGTAAAAGACGCCGAGGAACCACCCGCCCCCAAAGCATGGACGAAAGGAGCGTTCTGAAATGAGCAAATACGCAATCACATCCGGCACCATTGCCGCGCCGGTCAAAACCGTTCTGTACGGGCCGGAGGGCATCGGCAAAAGCACGTTTGCCGCCCAGTTCCCCGCCCCGGTATTCATTGACACCGAGGGCGGCACCAAGCGGCTGAACGTTGCCCGCCTGCCCGCGCCCACCAGCTGGGCCATGCTGCTGGATGAAGTTGCCGAGGTCAGCCGCGGCAATGTGCCCTGCGGCACCCTGGTGATCGACACCGCCGACTGGGCCGAGCGGCTCTGCATTGACGCCGTCTGCGCCCGCGCCAAGGTCAAGGGCATTGAGGATTTCGGGTACGGCAAGGGCTATACTTACGCGAAAGAAGAGTTCGGCAAGCTGCTGGATGCCCTGGAAGAGGTGCTGAACACCGGGCACAACGTGGTGGTTCTGGCCCATGCTGCCATCACCAAGTTTGAGCAGCCCGACGCCGTGGGCAACTATGACCGCTGGAGCATGAAAACCAGCAAACAGGTAGCCCCTCTGCTGCGGGAATGGTGCGACATGCTGCTGTTTGCCAACTACAAAACCGTGGTAGAAAAGGCCGGCAGTGCCCCCAACGCCAAGAACAAGGCCAGCGGCGGGCGGCGGGTTCTCTACACCAGCCACCACCCCTGCTGGGATGCCAAAAACCGCTTTGGCCTGCCGGAAGAACTGCCCTTTGAGTATGCCAGCATCGCCGCCTGCATCCCGGACCCGCACCCCGGCGCAGCCCCCGCGCCGCGCCCCATCATGGCAGAGGATACCCCCGCCCCCAAGCCTGCACCGGTGCCGGTTCCCGCTGCACCTGCTGCACCGCCTGCCGTGCCTGCCGGGATCTCCGCCAGTGATCTACAGGCGCAGGGCGTGCCGACCGCCCTTGCCCAGCTGATGGCCGCCAATAATGTGACCCCGGAGGAACTGCAGACCGTGGTCGGCCAGCGCGGGTACTTCCCCGCCGATATGCCGGTCAAGGATTACCCGGCTGATTTCGTCAGCGGCTGCCTGGTGGCCGCCTGGCCCCAGGTGCTGGAGATGATCTGCACCAACCGCGATGTACCGTTTTAACAAATACAAAGGAGATTTACCCATGGCTGAATATATGAACAACATGCCGGATGCTGCCCTGGACTGGGACAGCGAGGTTACCAACGAACAGCGGGAATTTGTGCTGCTGCCTGCGGGCGATTACCTGTTTACCGTGCAGAGCTTTGAGCGTGCCCGCTATGAGGGCAGCGCCAAGCTGCCGCCCTGCAGCATGGCCAAGCTGACCATTACCATCCATGGCGGCGACAAAGGCGAAACCACCGTCACCCACCGCCTGTACCTGCACACCAAGACCCAGGGCCTGCTGGGCGCCTTTTTTGAGAGCATCGGCCAGTGCAAGCGCGGCGAGACGTTCCGCCCCCGCTGGAACGAAATTGTCGGTGCACAGGGCATGTGCCGCCTGGGCGTGCGGGAATACACCAAGCAGAGCGGCCCCCACGCCGGTGAGACCGGGCAGGCCAACGAGATTGAAAAGTTCCTGCCCCGCCCCGAACCCACCGCCGCCCCCAGCACCGGGTGGAAGCAGGGAGCTTTTTAAGTTAGGAGTTAGGAAGTAGGAGTTAGGAGTTTATGGTGTGCGCTAACGCGCACGATTTGAATATCAGGCTTTTCATAATTTCAAAATTGCGGCGCAAGCTGCTTCTTCAACTCCTAACTTCTCACTCCTAACTCCTCACTAACACGGAAAGGATACTTATGCCCAACACAAACTCTCTCCCCCTCCGCCCCTATCAGCAGCGGGCGAAAGAACAGATCCATACCGAGTGGGAACAAGGGCGGCTGCGCACGCTGCTGGTGCTGCCCACCGGCACCGGCAAAACCATTGTGTTTGCTGCCGTGGCCGAAGACCAGGTGCGCGCCGGGGACCGGGTGCTGATCCTGGCCCACCGCGGCGAACTGCTGGAACAAGCCGCCGACAAGCTGCAAAAATCAACCGGCCTGGGCTGCGCGGTGGAAAAAGCCGAACAATCCTGCCTGGCCAGCTGGTACCGCGTTGCCGTTGGCAGCGTGCAAAGCCTGCAGCGCCCCCAGCGGCTGGAAAAGTTCCCCCACAATTATTTCAGCACCATCATCATTGACGAAGCCCACCATGCCGTGACCGACGGCTACCGCCGCATTCTGGACTGGTTCCCCGCGGCCAAGGTCCTGGGCGTAACGGCCACGCCGGACCGCGGCGACCTGCGCAATCTGGGCGAGGTGTTCGACAGCCTGGCCTATGAGTACAAACTCACCGATGCCATCCGGGACGGCTTTCTGTGCCGCATTATGGCGCAGACCATCCCCCTCAGGCTGGACATCTCCACCGTGGGCATGTCCGGCGGGGACTATGCCGTGGGCGAGCTGGGCAGTGCCCTGGACCCTTATCTGGACCAGATCGCCGCCGAGATGGCGCACTACTGCAAGGGGCGCAAAACCGTTGTCTTTCTGCCGCTGATCAAAACCAGCCAGAAATTCCGGGATACCCTGAACCGCCACGGATTCCATGCTGCCGAGGTCAACGGCCAGAGCACCGACCGCGCCCAGGTCCTGGCAGATTTTGACGCCGGAACCTACAACGTGCTGTGCAACAGCATGCTGCTGACCGAAGGCTGGGACTGCCCCAGTGTGGACTGCGTTGTGGTGCTGCGCCCCACCAAGGTGCGCAGCCTGTACAGCCAGATGGTGGGCCGCGGCACCCGCCTGCACAAAGGCAAAAAGGACCTGCTGCTCCTGGATTTTCTCTGGCTGACCGACCGCCACGAGCTCTGCCGCCCGGCCGACCTTGTGTGCGAGGACCACGCCGTTGCCCAGCAGATGACCGATAACCTGGCTGCCGCCGCCTGCCCGGAGGACGTGGAGGAAGCCGCCCGGCAGGCCGCCGAAGATGTGGTGGCCCAGCGGGAGGAAGCCCTTGCCAAGCAGCTGGAAGAACAGCGCCGCAAGCGCGCCCGCCTGGTTGACCCGCTGCAATACGAAATGAGCATCCAGGCTGAGGATCTGGCCGGTTATGTGCCCGCCTTTGGGTGGGAAGCCGGTCCCCCCAGCGCCGAGCAAACCGCCGCGCTGGAAAAGCAGGGCATCTGCCCCGATGCGGTGGAATCCGCCGGCAAAGCATCCCTGCTGCTGGACCGGCTGAACAAGCGCCGGGATGAGGGATTAACCACCCCCAAGCAGATCCGCTGCCTGGAAAAATACGGCTTCCAGCATGTGGGCACCTGGAGCTTCAACGCCGCCAAGCACATGATCGACCGTATCGCCGCCTGCGGCTGGCGCGGCACCCCCAAGGGCGTGGACCCAAAGACCTATATGCCCTCTGCGGAAACAACCCCAATCTTTGACTTCGGATGGTAAACGGAATGGACAATGCAAATGATCTCAAGGAAGCTTTGGACTTTATCTCCCCGGCAAACTTGACCTATGAGGAATGGGTCACGGTGGGTATGGGGCTGAAAGAAGCCGGGTTCCCTGTTACCGCATGGGAGCAATGGAGTTCCCGCGATGGCAGCCGGTACCACAAGGGCGAATGTGCCCGCAAGTGGGAAAGTTTCCGCGGCAATCCCAAACCGATCACCGAGAACAGCATTTTCGCCCTGGCACACAATCACGGCTGGCCGGGCCCCGCCGGGCATGAGCTGGACTGGAACGATGCAATCTGCGCCCCCGGCACCAGGCCGGACGGCGTTGTGGTGGATACCCGCTGGCTGGATGTGCAGGAGCTGAACATCCCCGAACAATGGGACCCCGCCGACCAGCTGCACCGCTACCTGCAAGCCCTGTTTGAGCCGGAGGACCATGTGGCCTATGTGACCGAAAGCTACCTGCGGGATGACCGCTATGCCCCCACAAAAGGCTGCTGGGACCGCACCGCCGGTCAGCTGATGGACGAGCTTGCCCGCTGCGGCGGGGACATCGGCGCTGTGGTGGGCGATTACAACCCCGCCGCCGGTGCCTGGATCTGCTTCAACCCCGTGGAGGGCGGCCGCAGCAACAACAATGTGACCGACTACCGCTATGCCCTGGTGGAATGCGACAACATGGAGCTGGAAAAGCAGCAGGCCATTATCCGCCAGCTGGAACTGCCCTGCGCGGCCCTGGTGTACAGCGGCAGCAAAAGCCTGCACGCCATTGTGCGGGTCGGCGCGCCGGATTATACCGAGTACCGCCGCCGGGTTGACTACCTGTACGCTGCCTGCAAGAAAAACGGCCTGACGCTGGACGAAGCCAACCGCAACCCTGCCCGCCTATCCCGCATGCCGGGCATCCTGCGCGGCGGCAAAAAGCAGTACCTGCTGGAAACCAACACTGGCAAATCCTGCTGGGAGGAATGGAAAGACTGGTTTGAAGCCTGCACGGACGACCTGCCCGATACCGAAAACCTTGCCGATGACTGGGCCAGCCTGCCGCCGCTGGCAGATGCCCTGATTGAAGGGGTGCTGCGCCAGGGCCACAAAATGCTGCTGGCCGGGCCCAGCAAAGCGGGCAAAAGCTTTGCCCTGATCGAACTGTGCATCTGCCTTGCCGAGGGTGCCCCCTGGCTTGGCCGCTTTGCCTGTGCGCAGGGCAAGGTGCTTTATATCAATCTGGAACTGGACCGCGCCAGCTGCCTGCACCGCTTCAAAGATGTATACGAAGCTTTGCACCTGCCGCCCCGGAACCTTGCCAACATCGACATCTGGAACCTGCGCGGTGCCTCCGTCCCCATGGATAAGCTGGCTCCCCGCCTGATCCGCCGGGCTGCCAAGAAAGGCTACCTGGCCGTTGTGCTGGACCCGATCTATAAAGTCATCACCGGCGATGAAAACAGCGCTGACCAGATGGCCAAGTTCTGCAACCAGTTTGACCTGGTCTGCCGGGAACTGGACTGTGCCGTCATCTACTGCCACCACCACAGCAAGGGCGCGCAGGGCGGCAAGCGCAGCATGGACCGTGCTTCCGGCTCCGGTGTGTTTGCCCGTGACCCGGATGCCATGCTGGATATGACCGAGCTGGTCCCCACCGATGCCATCCAGGAGCAGCTGCACAACAAAGCGGCCTGCGCCGCAGCCAAAGCCCTGCTGGATGCCCGCGGCCATGCCGATGCTTACGGCCCGGACGATGCCCTGAGCCGCAGCCGGATGCTGGCCATCGCCAAGGAACACCTGCCGCTGCCCGATCTGCACCGCCTGGATGCAGACACCGCGGCTGCCATCAAGCGCGCCGATGCCATGACCGCCTGGCGCATTGAGGGCACTCTGCGCGAGTTTGCCCGTTTTGACCCGGTCAACCTCTGGTTCGACTATCCCGTACACAAGCTGGACAGCGGCCTGCTGGAGGACCTGCAGCCAGAAAGCGATTACAAGCAGCTTGGCTCCCGCGGTGCCGCAAAGCGCTGGGGAGACAAAGATACTGCCGCCAAAAGCAAGCGTGCCGAACTGCGCACCGCCTTTGAAGCCTGCACCATGGATGGTAAAGTGACCATTTACAGCATGGCTGAATACCTGAACCTGAAGCCCGATACCGTGCGCCGACGCCTGAAATCCGACGGCGGATTTTGGATTGATGGCACCAGCGTGGGGCTGAAAGAGCCCGGAAGCAACGGATAATATTTTTTATATTTCACGGAAAATAGCCGCTATCACAAATCCGTCCGAACTTCCGTATTTCGGAAAATAGCCGCTATCCGTACCAAATACGGACGGAAAATAGCCTTATATATATAGTAAAAATCCGTCCGTGTGTTGGGGTATCCCAGAGGATGGGGCGTACACAGCCCCCATCCCTCCGGGAACCCACCCCAACACGTTGGCCACAAAAAAAGAATGAGGTGAAAATACATGCAATTTTTTATTCCCATGCAGCCGCCCACCACAACCCACAATGCCAAGCAGCTCCATGCCTTTATGCGCGGCGGCAAGCCCTGCGCCGTGCTGCACGACAGCCCGGAGCTGAAAGCCACCCGTGCCAAGCTGCACGCCTACCTGGCCCCTTATGCACCGCCTACCCCCTGCAGCGGCCCGGTGCGGCTGTTGGTCAAGTGGCTGTTTCCCACTGACGGCCGCCACAATGACGGCGAGTGGCACACCACCAAGCCCGATACCGACAACCTGGAAAAAGCCCTGAAAGACGAAATGACCCGCCTGCACTTCTGGCGCGATGACGCATTCGTGTGCAGTGAGGTGGTTGAAAAGTTCTGGGCCGATACCCCCGGCATTTTCATCAAGGTGGTGGAATTATGATGCCTGTTTCAAGCGGCATGCGGTTCGATGCGGAAAACAGCCGGTGCATCCCTGCCGAACGGATGACGCCGGAAGAGCTGCGCCAGCTGCACCGCCTGGCCATTGAGCGCCGCCCCGAAGCCTGTTTTGGCTGCGGGCTGGAACATGATTGTTTTGTGTATGGGCATGGATGTGCCGTCATCCGCAAAGCATTGCGGCTGTTGGGAGGTGGGGCGGATGCCTGTCTTTGATTCCAACTGTCTCTACATCATCCAATGCCTGGCCCTTGTGTTTCTTGCGGCCCCCTGCGTGCTCTTTGCGGGCGGCATGCTGATCTCTGGGCTGATGTGGTGCGGGCTGCGCATCACCCGCGCCATGCACCTGCGGCTGCTGGGCCTGCCGCGGTGCGGGCGCTGCCGCTACTGGGCCACCGTGCAGTGCCCGCTGTATGGCCGCAACACGCCGGATGATTTTTGCAGCCGCGGCGAAAGGTGGGGTGACTGATGGACATCCTGCTTTCGATCATCGGCAGCGCTGTTCTGGCCGTGCTGCTGGCCACCGCCTATACCGCCGGGGTAGCCGCTGGGAAAGCTGCCGCGCATGTGGATGATGAAGAATCAAAAATTTATATGCCGCACACACATGGCGGAGATCCTGACACCTGAACGCAGAGACAGCCATATTTCGGATTAAGGGAGGTATACACACGTGGGGAAAAACAAACGCTTGCCGAATGACATCGTATTGGCTGCCCTGCAGCTGGTGCGCGGCCAGGCCAGGCGCAAGGCCGAGTATAAGCGCCAGGTGGATGAGATCATCCTGCGCAGCGGCACAAATTTTGTGGATACCACAACCAGCTGCGGCGCGCCCGTGCGTGTGTACCTGCCGCACGTCGGCGGGAATTCCAACGACATCACCGCCGACAAGGCCGAGGCGATCCAGCAGCTTGAGACACAGCGGGATGTGCAGATCATGCGGGCCATCGATGCCGCCGCGGATGAGATCGGGGCGGACATCCAGAGCGCCACGGTACGGGCCGCGCTGCAAAAGGCTATTGCACTCAACTGCAAGGCCTGCCGCACCTGGACATACGAGCGCTTGGAAGTGCCGGGAATTAGCCGGATAGAATTCTATCGCCGCCGCCGCAAATATTTGGAAAATGTTGCGCAACGCGTAGGAATTGGCTAAAAGTTGATACTGTGCAAGATTTTTTAGTGCTAGAATTGATATCATAGAATATTGAGAGGACAGCCCACCGGCTGCCCTCTTTTGTTTTGGAGTGTAACCCATGGCAGATAAAAACAACAAAACAACCAACCCCTGCGCCCGCTGTATCTGGCGCATGTGCGGCAACGAACGGGTGATCTGTTCCCTGCCGCGCTGTGTCAACCCGTGGCAGTGCGAGCGGCCCAAACATAAAATCGGCCCCGGCGGATGTTGGACTTACCAGCGGCCGCTGAGAAAGGCCCCCCTATGACTAACCCCCGGTATGCCAACGGAGCCCTGCGCAGGAAACACCGGGCGCGGCTGAAAGCCATGGGTGCCCCGTGCGGAATCTGCGGCGGACGCCTTGGCCCGATCCATTACGACGAACCATCCGATGCCGCGCACCCGCTCAGCTTTGTGGTAGATGAGATACGCCCCGTTGCGCGCTGGCGCGAGTTCGGTTATCCGTCCCCGCGGGCTGCAGCTGAAGATTGGGACAACTTACAGGCTGCGCATTACTGGTGCAACGCGCAGAAAGGCTGCAAGCTTTCGCCCGCAAAACCCAATTCTGCGCAGCACACCCGCACACAAAGGCCTCCTGCAGACGGCAGCTGGTGAGGGGTGGGGAGGGACCCCCGCCCCGGCCGGCGGGCGACCCCAAGCCGTCCAGCGCCGATTTACCCCCGCAAAAAATAATTTGATGGGGGGTGGTATCAAAACAGGAAGGAGAAGCAAAAAGTGGCAGCAGATACTTCTAATCGCGCGCGCGCGGAGATCGCGAAAAGGTCTGCCGCAGAGCGCAGAAAACTGGCTAAATTTTTGGCAAAAAACGGATTGAATGACGAAAAAATCAAGTCGCTTGACCCGGTGATTTTGAATGTTTCGTGGATGAAATCCAAGCTGGACGATGCCAGGGAAACCATCGGTGAGGAAGGCATCACGGTGGAATATGACAACGGCGGTGGGCAGTCGGGCGTGAGAGAGAACCCGGCCTTCCGGGCTTATGAGGCATTGTGGAAAACGTACCTGTCTGGATTGGATATGCTGATTAAGCTCCTACCTGTGGAGGTGCCGCAAGAGCAAATATCCGACATTAAGCCGACAAGCGTACTCACTCTGGTGCAGAATCGGAGAAAACAGGACGCATGACCGGCGCACAGATTCCAAGATACCGCATCGAGCCGGAGCGCGTTACGACCGACGGTGCGGACGCCGCAGCGCTGATGGCCGCCTACGGCAATGCGCTGGATGAATGGCAGCAGCTGGTGCTGGACTGCTGGCTGGGCCAAGATGCATCCGGGCGGTACACCGTGACCTCTGCCGGGCTGGCCGTGCCCCGGCAGAACGGGAAAAACGTGTGCCTGGAGGGGCGAGAGTTTTTCGGAATGGTCATCAACGGTGAGAAGATCCTGCACACCGCCCATCAGGTGCGCACGGCGAAAAAGAGCTTTAACCGGCTGGCCCGGATGTTTACCGACAAGCGGCACCCGGAGGTGCTGGAACTGGTGAAAAACATCCGCTACACCAACGGCGAGGAGTGCATCGAGCTTCTGAACGGCGGGAGCATTGAGTTCTCGGCCCGATCCCGGCAGGCGGCCCGCGGCTTTGACGGCATCTCGCTGGTGGTCTATGACGAGGCACAGGAGCTGACGGACGACCAGGTGGAGGCCATCATGGCCACGCTGGCCGCATCGGCCACCGGCACCCGGCAGCTGATCTATACCGGCACGCCGCCCTATCCGGGCTGTCCCGGCGACGTATTCCGCCGCCGCCGGACAGCCTGTCTTGACGCACCGGGCGTGCACGATGCCTGGCATGAATGGTCAGTGGAGGGAGAGCAGGTTGACAAGATCGATCTCGAAAATCACGCGGTCTGGTATCAGACTAACCCGGCCATGGGCATTCGGCTCAGCGAGGAGTTTGCGGCGGAGGAGTGCCGGAGCATGAGCGCCGACGGCTTTGCCAGAGAACGCCTGGGCTGGTGGAGCCCCATTCTGACGGAGCAGAGCGACAAGGCGCTGGATGCCCGGGCCTGGGCGGCCTGTGCCAGCGAGGCGGAAAAGCCGGACGGCAAAACCGCTTACGGCGTCAAGTTTGCCGCGGATGGCAGCGCTGTGTGCCTGTGCGGCGCGGTGATCCCGAAGGACGGCCCGGCCCGCGTCTCGCTGATCGAACAGCAGCCCACCGGCCGCGGCCTGGCCTGGCTGGTGGACTGGCTGAACGAACGCTATGACCGCGCAAGCTGTGTGGTGATTGATGGCCGCAACGGGGTGGACGTGCTGGTGGAGCGCATCCGCCCCACCTGGAAAGCCAAAAGCGCCGTGCTCCGCCCCTCTGCCAGGGACGTAATCGCATCGGTGGGGCTGATTACCACCTCAATTAACGAACACTCCCTGACCTGGTACAAGCCGCAGCAGGCCCTGAACGAAAGCGCCATTACCAGCACCAAGCGCCCCATCAGCGGCGGGTACGGCTTTGGCGGGGACGACAGCCTGCCGCTGGAAGCCTGCGCCCTGGCACTGTGGGGCGCGAAAACCTGCAAACGCGACCCGACACGCAAGATGAGGATTGGATAAAGGAGAACCATGACGACTACCCTGAATTTTGGTATTGTGGCCGGGCTGACCGCCGCGGAACAGCAGCAACTCAGCGACCTGGCCGAGGCGTACACCTATCACCAGAGCCACAACGCCACCAAAGACAAATATTATGAGGGTCATGTGACCCTGAGGGATGTCAACCTTGGCATTGCCCTGCCCACGGGGCTGCGCGGGCTGGAGGTCGGCTGCAGCTGGGGTCAGAAAGCGGTGGACGTACTGGCCGCCCGCAGTATGTTTGACGGCTTTGTGGGCACCGGAGGCAGTCTGGACAGCCTTGCCCGGCTGGTGGCGGATAACCGCCTTGTGGCCGAATACGCCAAAGCCTGCCGCGATGAGCTGAAATACGGCTGCGTGTTTGCCACGCTTTCGGCTGACGATGCGATCGGTTGCCGGATCCGGTTCCACTCCCCTGCTGCGGCTGCTGCCCTGTGGAGCGGCGAGAAAGGCCGGATCGACTGCGGCCTTGCCATCATCGACACCATGAAGGACGAAAAGAACGAAGGGAAATGGGCCCCGTCCATCGTCAACCTGTATACCGACACCGCCGTGGTCGTACTAACCCGTGAGGGGAACATCTGGACAGCAAAACGGCATCCCAATAAGATGGGGCGGCCGCTGATGGAGCCACTGATCTGGAACGCCACCAGCAGCAAGCCGTTTGGCCGCTCCCGGCTGAAACGGCCCATCCGCTCACTGATTGACGATTATGTCCGGGTTGTGGCCAACGCCGCCATTGCGCTGGAGTTTGACACCACGCCGCAGAAATACATCCTTGGCGTGACGGATGAGCAGTACGATACCATCGTATCGGACAAGTTCCGGCAGTATGTCGGGGCGATCATCGCGGCCACGACCAACCCCGACACCGGCGAAAAACCCGCGTTCGGCCAGCTGGCACAGGGCAGCCTTTCGCCGCACGTTGAAAAGATGCGGATGACGGCCACCCAGTTTGCCGCTGCCACCGGTCTGACCGTGACCGATGTTGGCGTGGTGAACGATGCCAATCCCACCAGCAGCGATGCCATACTGGCCCAGAGCCAGACCCTTGTATTGCTGGCCCAGCAGCTGAACACCGGCAACGGGGATGCACTACGCACCATTGCCCGGATGGCCCAGGCCATTGCCCGCAAAGTAACGCTGGATGAGCTGACCGAGGAAGAGCGGGACGTGATGGCCCACTTTCGGAACCCCGCCATGCCCAGTGTGGCCGTGACCGCGGATGCCGCCATCAAGATTGCTTCCGCCCGGCAGGAGTTTGCCGCCACCGACACGTTTTTGGAGATGATCGGCTTTGACCAGGCCGATATCCGCCGCATTAAGGCGCAGGAACAGCGGGTGCGGGGCCAACAGGTGCTGATGGAGATGGAAAACGATGCAGATAACAGCCAACGCCTGGAATGAGTACATCACCCGATTGTCCCGCCTGAACCAGAAAGCCGGGCAGCTCATGCGGGAATACATAGGCTCTCACGGCACCGAAAGCACGGACGACCTGATTGCCTACGCTTACGGACTTGTGACAAAATACGGCGAGGGCAGCGCGGAGCTGGCCTGCCAGATGTATGACGCCCTGGCCGAAGCGGCCAACGCCGGGGTGCCCGCAGCGGAGCCTGCCGAACCGGCAGATTACGGCGAGGTGGCCCGCATGGTGAACGCCACCAAGAACCAAAACCCGGCCAACCTGCCCAACGGTGTCAGCCGCTTGGTCAAGCGTGCCGGGGCGGATACCACCCTGAAAAACGCTGTCCGGGACGGGGCCGAGTGGGCCTGGGTGCCGCACGGGGACACCTGCCCGTTCTGCATCACACTGGCAAGCAACGGCTGGCAGAAAGCCAGCAGCAAGGTGCTGAAAGGCGGCCACGCCGACCACATCCACGCCAACTGTGATTGTGAGTTTGCCATCCGGTTTGACCACAATACCACTGTGGCGGGATATGACCCGGAAAAATACCTTGCGCAGTACAATGCGGCAGGCGGCGACATCAACAAAATGCGGCGGGTGAACTACGCCGCCAACAAGGAACGCATCAACGCACAGAAAAGGGCGGCGTATGCGGCCCGGCGGTTGCGGGAACAGGCGAACCGTGGTATACTTGATGATATAATGGGTGGTTACCTGCTCGTTACCGAGCAATCCATCGAGGCTGTGCAGCCATTCACTTGCCGCGTGCTGGATGAGGCAGGACAGCAGGCGTTGGCCCGGGCGCATCGGGAGCTTTTGCAGGCAGCCGCCGCCCACCCGGTGGGAACCGAAGTGGCTTGCTGCTATGGGTTGGATATGCAGCCCCTGAGTAAGATCATCATCAGCGGGCAGCAAGGGCGGGTGCGCATCCCGGACCAGGACGTGCCCTACATAGCGGCGCACACCCACCCTAGCGGTTTGACATTCTCGCCGTCCGATATCCGCCGGTTTGCCCTACGGGAGAATATGCGGATGCTGACGGCAGTGGGCAATGACGGGACCGTGTATGCAATCGAGAAAACGGCACAGTTTGACCGGAGCGGTCTGCTTGCCCTGTTCCGCGATTCTGAGATCCGCCTGGCCGCAGCGAAAGACCCTAAAGAACTCCAGGAAATCATGCAGCAACTTTTGAAGGAGGCAAAACAGTATGGCGCGAACTTTTACGCCGGAAGAGATCGCTGAGATGAAAGCCTTCTTGCGGGCGCACCCTCCCGACCCGGCTTACGATGAGGAGGATGAATTGTTCGACGGAAAACTTCCGCCGGAGGAATTCAAAGCCCGCTGCGTCCGGGATATTCTGAAAAACCTGGGCGAGCTGCCCACATCCAACAACTGAACACCCAAAGCACGATGCAGAACCGCACCGTGCTTTTTTCATGCCTGTTTGCCCTGCATGAGGGGTGGGCGGGCACTTTTTATACCAATTTTTGCCCGGCATGGCGTAAAACTGTACAGCCAAAGCGGATGCAACCCGCGTAAACAAAGCGCAGGCAGAAAGGACACAACCATGAAACGCGAAGACGTAAAGAAGCAGATCCCCAACATCACCGATGAGCAGCTGGACTGGCTGATGGGCGAAAACGGCAGGGATATCACCGCCGAAAAGACCAAAGCCACCAACCTGCAGATCCAGGTGAACGGCCTGACCACCCAGCTGAACACCGCCAAAGACAGCCTGAAAGCCTTTGAAGGCGTGGACGTGGCCGACCTGAAAGGCCAGATCACCAAGCTTCAGGGCCAGCTGGCCGATCAGGCCGACAGCTTTGCCTTTGATTCCGCCCTGGACGGCGCAATCCGTGACGCGCACGGGCGTGACGTGAAGGCCATCCGCGGCATGCTGGATGTGGACGCGCTGAAAGCCAGCAAGGACCGCACCACCGACATCGAGGCCGCGCTGGATGCCCTGACCAAAGAAAAAGCCTGGGCCTTTGATGCCGCCCCCGGCGGCTACCCCAACGTCCGCGACGGCGGCGACCCGAACAAAACCCCAACCGGTTCCACTCGCGAGCAGTTCGCGGAGTGGTTCAACGAAGTCATGAAGTAAAGGAGCAAAA